TGCTCTTCTTTAATCAGGAGTCTATTATGGAACGTACCTTTGTTGTCAATTGTAGGTCTTTCACCCTCGAGCATGTTGTCTATTCAGATTCATCTGAAGAAGACTTTTTCATGTTTGAGGATGAATACCCCTTTGACCCCAAGGATCTTCGTTCTTTTGTAGACGCTCTGATTGAAAGAAAGCATCCGGACTTCGTGTCTCTGGATTATCGCTATGTCACGGCCTAGCCCTGAGAATGTTGAGTTCGCCCCTATCCCTTGGGTCCGCATCAACTGGAACGGTGCACTTATCGACTCTGGCACGTTTACGAATATTGGTTCGACCTTTGGGTCTTACAAGTTTCGTCGTGTCTGGACCGGTAGTGTAACGCCCGGCTGGCATTCCCTTTCGAGAAGGAGCAAGCTTAAGATCTCTACGCTAGATCATGACGTGATAATCCAACGCGATACTGGAACGCCGTACCGTGAGTCGAAGCGCCTCTGGTTCCCTGACGGGAGCTTTGCAGGCACTACGACTTATGATGTAGCGAACTCCGTTATCGTTATGGGACACCCTTCGGCTACGCATCTTGGAGAAGCGTATACGAAGGCGCGAGCCCGGCTAGCTGAGAAAGTTAACAACATGTCTATCAACCTTGCGCAAGCCTTTGGCGAACGTAAGCAGACAGCTACGTTGTTGGTTTCTACAGCGACTCGGATCGCCCTGGCTGCGCGCGCCCTTAGGCGTGCTGAGCTGGGCGACTTCCTCAACCAACTCCAACTCGGTCGCCAAGGAGTGTCAGCTAGAGCATGGGAAGAGGTCCGTAGGACCCCTGCCAATCTCCGGCTGGCACGTCATTGGCTCGAGTTTCAGTATGGCTGGAAGCCGTTGTTACAAGACGCATTTGGTGCTGCTGAGCTCCTCGCCCAGCATAGCCAAGAGCGTTATGTAACATCGAACACGGGCAGTGCTACCGCCCGTGAAGTCTCGAGTGTTTCGTCGAATGATCCAACTCCGACTGAAACTCTGCAATCTGTTGTAACAAAGGTTAAGATGTCCCTTTGTTACACGCTAGATTCTGCAGCTCGGGCCGGTCTTGCTCAGACCGGTATCTCCAACCCAGCATTACTTGCCTGGGAGCTTCTTCCTTATAGTTTTGTAATCGACTGGTTCCTGCCCGTCGGCAACTACCTACAAGCGCTTGATGCGTTTAGTGGGTTTCAGTTTGTCGATGGCTGGGTATCCCAGAAGACTATTTTAACTAGACAGGAAACTTGGATGGGGTTCGGAACGAAGTATTGGTCTGGACAATGGCAGCAAGACGGTCGGACAGGTCAGGCTACCACCCTTTCGGTTCGTTACACTCGAACAAAGCTTTACGCCCCTCCGGGCGTCGGCAAGTTAGAGTTTAAGAACCCTATTGGTGGTGACCCTCTTGGTCGATTCCTTACAGCTATGTCCCTGATGCGCGTTGCGTTCCGCAAGTAAACATCCTTAACCCACCGACCCTTCCAAGGGTCTTTCCGAGGAAACTCAACCCATGAGTGCTCAAGGCACCCTGGCGCTGGCCGACGGCCAAGCGTCCCCTGTGACGAAAAACTTCACCGCCAACGGGAGCTTCGCGCAACCCTCCGGTGGCCAACTGGCCACTTGGAGGGACGCGAGCTCCGGTATCGCAATCGGCTTCCCGACCATCACCTTGATGGTTCGGCAGTCGTCTGCGAAGACCGACGTTGACAAGCGGATCATGCTCCCCACTTTGGAAACGATTTCTGGGTCTGACGGGGGTTACACCCCGGCGCCCAAAGTCGCTTACACCGTGATGAGCAGGGAGCAATTCGTCCTCCCGGCCCGTTCCGTCACGCAGAATCGGAAAGATATTCTTGCTTTTAGCAAGAATATGAATGCCGATGCTGTGATGCAGAACGCGGTCTGGAACCTCGAACCCGTCTGGTAACTCTTAACGCGGTCCATCCGCGACAAGGAATCTCATGAATTTCTCCACGAAACTCCTTCTCGAACGCCATATTCAGCCATCTTGGGAAGATGCTGAACGGTGTGGGTCGATTCTAAGAGTTTTTCTTAGAATATACCCTATAGGCTCAGATGAACCTGTCGTAGTTAGCATTAAGCTCAAACGTTGGGTCGATCGTCATGATCGCTCAGGGCACGGGCTCTACACTATCTACGACAAGGCCAATGAAGCCTATGTCGAGATTCGTAGATCCTTGCTTGAGTACACGACAGTGGCTTGCCTCCGTCGCGAAAGACTCATTCACCTCGTCCTAGGTCGTTACTTACCTCTTCTCTGGAAGGAATTCCAGCAGAGGGGCTGTGACGTCCAAGATGGGGATTATGAGTCCTATGGATCGTATTTTCTGGAGTACGATCTGCGTAGGAGGCCACTGGACAGACTTGCCCTTATTACGGCTGTCAAGGCTGTAATATGAAGGCTCGTTCTAAGGCTCTGCCGAAACAAAGGGTTGTGGATCCGTCCACTCGCCTGAAAGTTTTCGATGTCAGAGAATTCATCCTTAGTCTCTCTTCTTTTCGTCAGTCTCGTGCTGCAGATCAGGTACGCGCTAGCGCCGCAGGATTCGAGTTCAAGAAGCTTGTTGCTTCTCGGGTCGATCCTTGCG